GATTCTAACCACGATTGTGCCTCCGCCCCACCAGATTCGTTCAATTCTGGAGCAGAGATATTTGAAAATCTTACGGGAAAGTTGAAATCTCTCTCTTGCCATTTTACAGTTATTGTATCTCCATCATGTACCTTTATTACTTCTGCCTCAAAGTCTTCAAAGATTTGTTTATGAGGTGAGTCCCAGTAATACAGTTCCATTTGGTTATTTGTAAGTTCTGGGAATCGTTCAAAATCATGCGCCATTGATGAAGTCTTGAGCTTTTTTATCACGTAGTATAGATAAGCCTCTTAGTGCAGCGTCCCTCAATATGTTAATCATGTCTTCTGCTTCAATCCTACTAGTAAATCCACTCATGTCATATTGGATAACATATATTGCAGCAAGATTTGAAGCAACTTCCTTTAGTATTCCCTTAACATCAACATTCAAACCACTATATGCGTCGCTGAAATTGAAACGGCATATTGCGTTGATTAAGCTCTCCACTTGAGTCATGTAATCGTTTACATAAGCTTCTGCGACTGATGTCGCGCTGGCATTTGCGCCAGCTTTCCGTGCAACTTCTGCGGTTGTTGCAAATATTCCTTCGTCTGCCATTGTATATAGTTCCTAATAGATGTATATATTTAAACTTTTCTCACGTAAACACCATGCTGCCCTGATCAATGCTTCAGCAACGTGAGTATATTTTCCGTAAATACGCATGCCTCTTTCAGTAAATTCACACTGAACACTCCTTAAGGATTGACGGGTATTGTTATTCTTCTTCAATCTGATACTTCCCTGTTCCATCAACGTAAGTAAATTGTTGTATAAATCTTCCTTAAGTAGTTTTTTTCTTCGTTTCTTTTCTCTATCCAAAGCCCGACTGCTATTATTAATAGCAATGACCTTTCTGCGTGTTTGCGTGTTTTCAAGGAGCATGTCGAATACACCCACTCCCATTCCACCGTCATCAATGTATATATTTCGGTACTTATATTTACGGTCTGCGATGATAATGTCTCTAACAGTATCGGTGATTCGTGTCTCAGTCTGTATTTTAAGCTCCGTTTCATATAATATCTTCTCCTGTTCAGTTATAGTGAACAATACAGTTTCATCACCACCCATATGTGCAACATCCACACCAAGGTAAGTAGACGGGTGAGAGGAGGAAAAAGAGGTTGTAGTAGAGTTTGAAACCTCCTCATCACCCAATGTCATACATTTATCAATTAAATCATTAGGAAAGAATTGCATTAGTTCATCAACAAACTCACCAAGATACTCTTGAGCATATTGAAGCTTTGTCATACGGGTCTTCTCTTGATCCAAGAATACTTGGTTCTTCCTTGGACAGTCTTCAGAAGATACATGGAATGAGGTGAAGGAGGGGTCATTGAAACATCGGTAGAAGTAACCCCCCCTTCCAAAGGGTGTACTAAGTAGGATTATAGTACCTCGTGATACAGCAAGCATGGGAGTAACAGCAGTCCATACGTCTTCAGGGATGAATGCAGCCTCGTCAGCAATCAATAAGTCTACAGTATAACCACGAATACCGTAGCCAGATAAGCCCGTAGGTAGACAATGAATGATACTACCGTTAGTTAGAGTAAGCTTATGCTTAGTAGGACGTTCTCTACCACGTTTAATATAGGATTTGTAGTTATCATGAATGTATGAAAGGGTCTTCTCAAACAGTAATTGTGCCTGTCTCTCAACACTAGCTATGACCAAGATAGTCTTACCCTTATGTTTAACAGCATATTCAGCAGCTTTGATACTTATAACAGTACTCTTACCAACTTGTCTACCAGATCTAAGCACTATATTGCCATCAGTGTCCATTACATCATTCTGCCACTCATCTAATTCTATCTTTGCCATTCTCTACCCACTACCCAATTTAAAGCCATTAGTTCACCAGACATACAGTTCTTACCATGTTTATGCTCGTAAGCCTCTAGTTCAACTATTTTGTCATATATTTCTTGTTCTGATTTCATTGGACAGGAATGCCGCATAGGCTGGGAAAGACCGAAGGTCTGTTTGAGTTTTGATGATGGGGATTATAGGGTTCCCCAATTATCGTTTCCTTTGAGTCTTAACTATTAAGTAAACTAGACACAAAGAGTTGAATGCTATTAGTTCGGCTATCATTGGTGTCCTCCATATTATATTATTATAATTATAAATTTTGTCTGGGGTATCCTACACAACACACACACACAACCATTCAAACTCGCAACAACATAAACAAACAATACTAACACACACACATATACATACACACACGAGCCGAAGGCGAGCGAGGTACGAGCGAGCCTGATAGCGGGTTATGGGTACCCGCAATATGGCATAGTCTGACCATATAGACAGACTATGACTCTAGTCAAGCTAGTGGTCTTACTAGACCTCTAGCGGTTACGTAGACAACAATACTAGTTTGGTTAGAGTAACGTTCTAACCACACTAGTATCATCAAGGCTAGTTAACTTAGCCGAAGATGGTCTAGTTTAACTAGTTAAACTGGACTGTTGTGTAATCCTTTGTTACTTTCCAAACCGCTTGCGGTACATGAATGTTAGAGACATTAGAAATCTAGAGGAACTAGTTCCACTTGTTCCAAGATGGAACTATAAGGTACGACCAGATATTTAAATATTTCTAACATATAGCCCGTTAGGGCTTTGGAAAGTGTTAGTGTGAGAGGGTGTCATTTGACCCTCTCTTTGTTATACTCATTTACTGCTTTAGCTATTTCATGCCAGTTTACTGGGCTGATAAACGCTTGTGCGTAACTGATTGTGAGTCTGTTGCAGAGTTTGGTAATGTTACAGTCCATCTCAATCAGTTCAAGAACTTGTCGTTCACACCATTCATGGTCAACTTGATGGTCAAGTTCCATGCAATCAAAGACTTCAATCATGATACGCCATGTTGGGTAGTTAGTCCATCCGTTATAGGTTTCTGATGGACTCATTGTGAGTCCACCATTGCTTTAATGTAAGCAGCTGGTTTAATAGTGGTGATGATAGTCTTGTGTATAAACCACTTCTTATCTTTACTCATTCCGACTTTGTACTCTGTTTTAGGTGTGTTGTCATATATTTTTGTTTCATTTGTCATTTTATTTACCTCGTTAGCGAACTGAATTACAGTTGCTCTCGTAAGACAGAGCCAACTTAATTCGAGCTCACTAGGTAACAAGACAAATTAAACAGATGCTTTAACAACACTAACATCTTTATCATAGTCGGATGGTTTCTTAAGTGGTTTAGGATACTTATCCAACGCTTTCTTAAGAGCTGTTAAAACAATGGTGTTGATTTGAACAATCTTCTCACAGTTCTCAATCTCTGTCTTAGTTGCATCAATAGACTGCATTAGATCACAGTAGTCTAACTTGTTTTCTTTCATTGTATCCTCGTGTTCAAGATGTCATGTATCTTGACCAAAGTGCTATTTAGAGCCAATAGCTCTCTAGCTATTACTTCCATTGAGATTGCTTGTTTAATCATTTTTTAATTTTAAGACTATCTCTAACAATGTTAGAATATCCCTTTGAATCTCTCATAGTCATAAACGTGACTTGTTGGTTGACGAACACATCTTCTGGATCTATTTCACCGCCAATTTCTAAAGAAGCACCAAAGTCTAAGAGTAACTTACCTAACTTAGATTCTACTGAAACGCTAGTTGGTACTCCATACTTTAGCTTTCTACCGCTTTCAAACTCTATAACCAAATCTGTATAATCAAATGGTTTGTTTCTATACTCTATTGCAATAATTGTTCCTTCATGTGCTCCATCACTAATACTTTTTGGTTCTTCTACTTTTAATTTCATTTCTTCAACCTCATTTAGTTTTTTTTGTTTCTTATCGTTGTGAGCTTTCCAGCTCCTGTTCTCTATGTCTCTGATTGTCATTTTTATTTAATTCATTGTTTTTTGGTTCTTCTGTCTTGCCTATCGGCGAATTGAATCTTATTTCATCATCTGCTATTTTGGTTAATACATTGATTGCTTCAATCATTGGAGATTCTTCATTTAATTTGTAGAATAGTTTAGTTCCTCTTCTTACTCTATCTATTAGACCATTTAATTCTAATTGTCTCATTTGAAAAGATAAGTAGCTTAATGTGAAGTTCTTCTTTGCTGCAATATAAGCAGGATAGTGTTTCCATTTTTCAGTATTTTTTAGAAAAACTAGAACAGTTGCTTGACATCTATTTAGTTTAATTTGTTTCATGGTAGTCTGTTGATTGTAGTACTAGTATATAAAGATTGTGGAACTAAAAGCACAAGGTTTATAAGTTTGACTAGAATACTAGATTTAATTAGAAGTTTACCCTATTGGTTAAGCAAATCTAGCCTACGTTTGTCGTGTTAGAAGCGACTTGAAAACTGGAATACTAGAATATGTATTGGGTGACTTTTAATCAAGAAGTATTCTAGATAGTAGTATATTATAAGTGGTAAATATTAGTAGAAATTTAGATAGGTGTAAAGAGGGATACCTATTAATAGACTACAACTACTACAAGAAAAAGAATAAAATTATTTCTCAGTAACAGTTACACGACAACCTTGCAAGTCAACGTCAGTAGAACCACCAGTTGTCACGGTTACTAACAAATAATAAGCATTACCAGCAATAGTAGTATGGCTTAAACCTGTTTTCTCATCATTAATTAGATAGTCTGCTGTTTTAGAAATTTGAGGGATTGCACCAATACTAGCGTCAGTTAGACCAGAAGCTACAGCAGTTGTAGCTCGTAAGTCAGCATCAACAGTTACTGTTCCTCCAGCAGATTCAATCTGTCCCTGTAATTCAAAACCAGTAATAATGTCACCCTCTTTCAGATTCAAGGGAATCGTTAAAGTTGATGCAGTCTGGGAAGCAGGTACAGTAGCTGTTCCAGTATCGTTATCAAAGTCAAAGCCAGCAGTAGCACCAGCTTTACCTGCACCAGCATTATAGTAGTATTCTTGATCTGTTCGAGTCTTAGTAGAACCAGTAGTAATGAACTTACCACCACTTGATACAGTTAACTCCTTTACTTCTAAAGCTTGAAATGTGTCTTTTCCCATTTTATTTCTTCTCCTCTTTTTTAGATTCTTTCTTCATTTCTTTCTTTGGAGCTGGTTTAGGTTCAGATTTAGGCTCTTCCTTCTTCATCATAGGATTACCAAACTCTGCTTTTAATGGTTCTGATAATTTATGGAATTCTCCCTTTGCACATAATTTATCGTAAGTTAATTTTCTGTTTTGTTTACTCATTTTTATGCCTCCTCAATTATTGTTGTCATTACCTGCCCGCCAGGTAGAGATGCTATCATATATTTATCGTTTGCAGTAGTACGGCTTTCTGAAATAGCGTCCGTAACTTCACTATCAAAAAGCCCTAGTCGTGAACCAGAGTTTGTTCCATCATTTGAACCAACAGCGTCGTCATAATCGCTAGTTAAAGGGAGATGGAAAATTAGACCATCAACCACAGAAGTGTTACCAGCCTCTTGACTAGCTTCTGTTGCTGTTAAACATCTTTTCCAAAGTTTATAACCGCCAATAGTGCCATCAAAAGTCCTAGATTCTGCAGGGTTATTACCAATATTTAAATCAACGGCTGCGTCACTTGTTCTTGTTCCAGTAGGAGTTGTATTCTCGGTGATGGTCGAAGCAGTACCATTAACGTATATTATGGGGTCATTACCAACCGCGTCTGAATCATAACACAAAACAATATGATTCCAAGCATTTATAGTAACTGGTCTCCCTGTTGTTGTCCAGATACCTTTATCGCTCGACCATGTGGTTTCTAATTTTAAATTACAAGCACCAGCTGATTCCTCAGTAACATAAAATAGATGCTTTTTTTCAAGTATTCTTCCTTGATTAGCACCACCATCACTTCTAGGATATATCCATACTGAAAGCGAACCACCACTATCCCAAATGTCTTGTATAGTTTCCTCGTCAGTTACTGTTACCTTGTCATCTACTCCGTCAAACAAAGCTCCTTGCTTTGCAATCGGAGAGGTTAAGTTTACTTCTACATCTCCAGCAGCCATTAAAGTTCCACCACATTAGTACATTTCTTACCAGCTTCATGTCCACAATCATGCACTTTAGCGTTGTGTTTAGTAGTTGCTTTCTTTGTTAAAGAAGATAAAAAAGAAAGTTCATCCTCACTAAGTGAATCTAGTTCTAGGTCAAGTTGTAGTCTTTTCATCTAAGCTTCCTCAATGTGTACAACTATTACACTCAAACCATTTGCAACTGAAGTCATCAACCACTTATCGTTAGCTGTTACCCTTAATGCAGTAACAGCCGAATCGATGGCAGCAGTGCCATCTACTAGGTTATGAAGCTGGACAGTTACGTCGCCAGCAGCCATTTAAACACCTGTAATGGAGGGACGTTTATAGAAGAAAAAACGTTGATAAAAAGTAAAAGAAATAGGCTTTTAAAGATAAGATCTAACGTACCCCATTGTAGCACATCCTGTACAGATTCACGAT